TTTTCTAAATAATCTATTACCTCTTGGCCACTTAAAGTAGTTATATTTTCAAATTTGTTATCTTTAGCAGCTATCTGTCCAGTCCTATTAACAAATTGATCCATAAAACCTTGTACAAAAAGAGTATGTACATGCCTATCAAAAACTTCTCCATCCATTCTTGCATCTACAAAAGTTTTTCTCATTTGGGTTAGTTGGCCACTTTCCATGTAACCTAATAACATGGAAGGGTCACTTCTTAACTTCCCGTAATCTCCGTGCATTTTGTTATAGAGTCTTTCAAACTGGTCAGCATCTGTTTTCTGAAGATTTTCTGCGTTTGTTCTAGCTACTTTTACTTTATCTTCAGCGTACTTTAATGACTCTAATGCATCTTTACTTTTTTTAATAGAGTTTGTAAGTTTACCCTCAAAATTATAAGCTCTCTCAAAGTTAAATTTACCACCACTTTTTTCTTCTAATTTTCTAATAAAATTTAAAGTTTTATTCATAGCTTCAAAATTTTTACCAAGTAGAACATTTTGAGCACCCTCATTTAATTTTCTAATTTCTTTTGACCCATAAGCAATAAACTTTTCAGGTTCCATCTTTTTAAGATCTACACCTTTAGAAATATTTTGTTGAACACGGGCTACCATATTGTAATTAAACGCTTGGATAAATTGTTTTCCCTGTTCACTATCTCCAAAAATCATATCTATTTGCTTGTACAAATCTTCAGCAAGTTCTACATCTACAATAGTTTTTTGGTCTGTTAATGGTATGAATTGACTTACATTTAGTGGATTACCATCTTGAACTATTAAATCAGTAATAGGTTCAGGAGCAACCAGCCCCCCATCTGAAAGTTCTATTGATATACCACCCTCATTAGGATTTATAGATATAAGTAGAGTATCAAAATTAGTAATTCGATTAGCTATCTCTTGTAACTTTGGAATTACTTGTTCTTCTTCCGTTCCTTGATTTATAATGGTGGTTTGATTTAAATCTTCTTGATTAGCCTTTATATCTTTTTGAAAAAGTGCTAAAACTCCAGCACCAGCACCTTGTTCAAGTTGACCATTACGAATAAACTTTTGAGAATCTGTAACATCAGTAGTATCAACATATGAACTAAGTATTAATTTATCAGCTATTAAATCCAATAATTGTTCTAACCCAAGTGATTGCTCTTCTGGTGTTAAATTAAATAATGATGGGTCAGTACTGTTAAAGTTTCCACCAGTAGTTGAATCATCTTCAGATGTATATGCCATAATCTATTTCCTTTTTACTATAAATTCAAAATTATCATCAAATATTTGTTCTTGTTCATCATTATACTTTAATTTCAATTGTATTTTATAAACTCTATCTGGATAAAATCCATCTAAATATTGAATAAAATAATTTGAATCACTGTCACAACTTAACTTAGTAAAACTTACACTAGAACTATCTTCAAAGGGAACAATAAACTCATCAGTAGCCACATCTTTAATTGCATATGAACCACTACCTTCAGGTATAAAAGAATCAGTTACGGTTTGAACTGATGTAGAAAATGTTTTTTGTATGTATCTTTTTCTAGCACCAATTCTAAACTTAACTCTTTCACCAACTTTATAACTTTCTCTCAACCCCTTCATATATAAAAAGTTATCACTTAATCCACTCATTGTTAATTCATTCATTGAACCAGTGTTTGAACCTGTACAAGGTAAATGGTCATCCCAACGAACTTCTAATCTTGGTGAGAAAATCGTATGTGTGTTTCTCGAAAAGAATTTTAAATGTCCAAATGTTTCACTATCTGTTTCTTGACTACCACTAAAACTAATTAACATTCCATAATTTTCTTCTTGTCCTTTTAACCACATATTTACCATCTTAGTAACATCAACCTCAACATCAGGTGATTGATTTGTAAATGATTGTTCTGACTGACTTACATTTAAAACTGTTACACCATTATTAGCCCAAGCTGTAGCAGTACCACCAAGTGGATTACTACGATTCTCCCAACTACAGCCATTTGTATTTTTTGGATTGTCACCAAACTTACCAGTACCCTCAGTCCATGATTGTGATATTGGTCGAATGGCTAATTTATATTCTTCAGTCATTTCCGCATTACCCTCAGCCTCAAACAACCTTAAAAAATAAGATGCATTTGATGTTATTGTCCCACTTGCAACAGATTTTGATAATTCAGTAAACTCCGTTCCACTAAAATTAACCAATGCTCGTGTTTGGTGGTCAAATGAATTATTAAAAAATTCTTTTCTGACTTCAATTATTGGGTCTCTTCCAAAGTTTTGGTCTTTAAAAGATTCACCAGTTGTGGTATTTGAACCACTTGAAATCCAAGTGTCTTGTGATGGAAAAATAAAATGATGCATTATCTAACTCTCCCTTGTATGTTTTGATTTGGATTCTTTAATTCAAAAACTGCTGGTGTTGATGTGTTTGGTGGTACAATTATTGTACCATCATTTGAAAGTGCACTTTTAAAATCATATCTATAATTGTAATTTAAAAACTCAGAAGCTGTATTAGGTATTGTGAAACCACCATCAATTACACCATCACCATCTAAGTCCACACCAGCACCATTTTGACTAAATGAATAAGTAAAAGTTGGTGGAGTTAACAACTCACCATCATCAAAAAAATAATCTTTTTCTTGTGTTATTGTTACATGACCAATTGAACGAACACCCTCAATTCCCATTAATTCAAACTCTAATTTACTTTTAAATATTGGTTGATTAAATTGCATTTTTTCTATTCTAAAATAATCTTTTATTTTTTGTATACATTTTAATTTTACTTGTTGTTTGTTTGCATATTTCTCAGCTATTATATCAAAGAACACACCAAAGTTTACAATGTATCCATCATTGATTGTTAATGTATCAGTCATTAGTTTAAAATTTTCAAGATATTTTTTTATATTAGATGTTAATACATTTGGTAAATTATCATCTCTTCCTAGTGTGTTAGCGTGAGCATTTCCAACTAATTGTTTTAAATTATTATATCCTAAGACATAAATATTTATTGACGATAAGTTAAATGAATTTATGTCTGTTTGTTGTATAGCTGGAACTTGAGTTGTTAATAGGTCATCTATAGTTTGAGATAAAGTAATAAGCTTTTGCAAAAATTGAGCATTAATAGTATTATAATCATTTTCAGTAATAGCATCTGATATCGCTACCAGTAATGTTTGCATACCTGGAGTGTTACCTAATGGTATATTACCACCATAAACCACAGAGTTTAAAGTTGAACTTAATTCACCCACACTTGTATTATATTGTTCTTGTCCAGAAGGTGTATCACCTTCAGCACTTCTTGCAACATACGCTTTTGCAATATTTCCAAACTTAGCAGGTATGTTCATTACTCTAGCTTCATAATCTTCTTTAGTTACACATCTGTTTTGTGTTGAGAAAAAAGCTTTAGCTTTTTCTTTTATTTCTAAAGTGTCTTCTTCATCTTTTCCACCAACAGCTGGATTACTATTTGTAACATTTGAAAGTGTAGCCCCACCATTGAGAGCTGGTGTAATAATACTCGGTAAAGTTGTTAAATCTCCAACTGGAATATTTGAACTAATTCCACCACCTACTCTATAAGTTATAGTTAAAGTTGTATTGTTTGGTGTTTCACCTAATGTTGAATAATCATTACCAAGTAATGGGTCAATAGAATTATTTAAATCACTCGTTTGTCCTGGAATAATAATTCCAATTTGTTCAGTATCAATATAATTGCTATCAACAACATTACTATCTTTTAATACACCATTTCCAAAAATTAAAGACGTTGTATTGTCTTGATTTGTTTCACGAGTAAATCTTTTCGGTGATATTATATAGCTTAATGAGTAAGGTACTGCAGATGTGGTTAATAAACTATTAACATCAACATATGCTGAGTCTCTATTAATATCATCCGTATAATGAGTTGAAATTATAACTTTGTCTTGTGCAAGAAAATCAACTTCATACCAATTATTATTATTTGAATCCACACAAGAAATTATATCAATAACATTCGTATCTGGAATTGTAAGTGTTTTAAATTTTTCAGGTATTCCAACTTGGAATGAAATTGTTTTTTCAGTTGCACTAACAGCTTTAACAGTTCTTGATAAAGTATAAGTGGAAGCTAAACCAGACGCAGCTGTTGTACCAATTGTATTAGTATCAATGGATTCTGTAATTCTAAAATCAATTGGTTCTAATGTTGTAAAAATAGTACTGGAATTTGTTGATGATACAATTTCAAGACCAGGATTAAATACACTAGCTTTAGTATAATCTACCTTTGAAATATCACCACTGTTAACATCAACATTCGAAGTAAAGGTTAAATTAACGTATGATGGAACAATTGGTTTTACTTTATAACCAAACATTGTTGCCATTGTAATAATGTTTCTTCTTTCCTCAGCTAATGGTAACAACATTTCTTTATATTGTTGGTCAATATAAAATGATAATACATCACCTACATAAGCATTCATTTCTAATAACATCATACCTGGTGATGTCTCGTTAAAATCACGATATGTGTTTGGAAAATAAGATTTTGCATAATTCATTAATGATTGTTTTAATGCACTAAAATCTTTATTTAAATAATTTACATTTGATTCTTTAAAATTTTCGTTACCATATGTTGGCATTTTTTATCTCCAATTAATATCCACCACCACTATTTCCAGAAGATTCCGTATTTGATACATCACTACCAAAATTTAAACTTACAGAATCTAAAGTGTTTGGGTCTTGTTTAATGTTAAATAATATTTTAACTATAACTTCATTAACTCCAATATCCGTACTACTATTTTTACTTAAAACTTTAATATCTCTCACCTCAACAAAAGGTAACCAAAATTCCATTTTGTCTAATATAGCATCCTGTACATCAATTAAATTTCCATCTGTAATGTTTTCAAATAATATTTTTCTTAAATTTAAACCTAAATTTGGTTGAAAAAATCTTTCACCTTGATTGGTACTTAGTAAGTTTCTTATATTATTTTTTACAGCTTCTATCGTTGTAGATGTTGAACTAAAAAATCCATCTATATCATCACCCCTACGAATAGGTAAATCAATACCAATTTTTACATTAGTATCATTGTCTTGAATAAAAGGTTTTCTAGATGTATCTTTAATAGCCATTATATTAAGTCTCCAATATCTTCAATTGATAAATGTACAGTTGTGTTTTCTCTCTGCCCATCTTCATCATCAACGTCAAAACCATCAACAGAATCTGGGTCTTCTCCTATATAAACATAACCAATTGATTCCAAACCACCCGAATCTTTTCCTAACTCTAATCCAGACAATTTAGCTCCACCCTCTAATAGAGGTTTTATAGCTTTTTCTATCTCACTTTCTAATTTGTCTATTATACTTTCTATTGCTGGAATTGCTACTCCAATTTTTTTTAATATTTTTAAAACAGGTTGATATGGTCCTAACAAAGTTTCCAATTCAACATTTACAGGTTGGTCAGGTGTTTTTAAAGTTTCAATAATTACAGGCGCTTTTAATTTTGTAATGGTTAAATTAGCTTCAGATAATGTTTCAATAATTGCTAGTGCTGTATACTGAGCTTCTCTTTCAATAAAAGAACCATTTGATGTATCAAGTGGTTTTTCTATACCAGTATCTTTAGCTGCTTGAACTTTAGCATCAATTAATTTTTGTTTCAATCCCATTATTATCTTCCATGTTTTTGTTTTTGTTTTTCATCAGTTTTCTTTAAAACTTCTCTGTAATCTTTATTTACAAATTGAGCCATTGGGTCATTTGGTGGAACTTGCTGTGGTGTATTTTTATTCATCATATCA